AGTGGATCTCCTCGATCCCTGGGCCTATACAGGCAACTTCCCGTACACGGAACAACCCGGTGTAGGGTAATACGAGCAGGTATAATTTGCCGTATCTACATGCATTGGTTTGATTAATGTTGGTGCTAGGTGTTGATGATTCCTAATGAACTCAATTCCTGCCTCAAGATCTTTTCTTGAGAAACATTTTCCCAATTTTGGATTCTCTCTTGTTGGTTGGCACAACCACGTGGCCATACCGTTAAGGTATTGGGCACGAGCCGCACAAGCCAGATCCTTCAAGGTCGGTGGTGATTGTTTCGTGTTGTAACCAGCACGAACAAGACGCCCGTAATGACCGATACGAGAAAGGCCGGACAAACGGTCCCTTGCAGGGGTTGTTGTCCCGCCTAACCCGCCTTGGCTCCGAGGAGTCAAGAGGTCACGCGTATCATTTATCAGCCGACGCTTCATCTCGTATACCACCCGACGTTTGTATGTCTGGAGGTCGAGACCGGAGTCGAGGTAATTTGAACCATCTAAGGAATTGGCCATCTTTAAATTGTGCCAATCCCTAATCTGGCCCTTCCAAATAGGGGTAGAGTTCACTGTGGCAAAGTCACGAGAGAGGTATGTCTTCTTCTCATTCATGACAAAGCCCAACATTTTGCATGCGTAAATCCATAGATCAAACATCTCTTGATTTTTACATTTATGCAGAATATCATCACCATTGATGATAACCCTCTTTTTAAACCCAAACACGTAGCTGAAGGCAGCGTAATTGGCGATGCACAAAAGAGGAAAAGAAAGGAGTGAGCCCATTAGTTGGCCACGGGTCTGCACGGCATCGTTCTTCAAATAATGAGAACCAGCCTCTAAGATCGCTTCCTTTTTAAGTGGATATGATGAATTATCCATTATCATCTGCATAATCACTATTGGGACTTGAATATATAAGTTATCAGTGGCGGACTCATAGTCACCACTGGCCCAAAGTGGATCGGGGTCTTCATTCAACCAGTCAATAAGTGGCTGGTCCAGTGGACCTCCGATTCTGAACATTCTGTGTGATTTCAACCGTCTCCAAAGAGACCTCTGCAATGACTTAAACCGGTCATGACCACGATCAGGTTTTGTGATAACCCTATACTTACCCTTATCGGGAACGGCAATAGGGTCAACCCGTAGGTCAAACGGTTTGTGGAGCTCGTGCTGTAAATCGCCATAAGGCTCACATCCCTCATTCCACCTAGCTTTGGTAGACTTGCGACCGTAGAAATATCGTACGGTGGAGTCCCAACCAGGGGGATAGAAATGGTTGACCACCTTACGCAGGTGGTGAAGCATTGAGTCATGGAGATCCAGAGAGGGACTCGTAAGAATCCCCTGAGTCTTCTTCACTGCCTCATCCGCACCTTCCTCAGGGAGAGGAAGAACACTTGTTGCTTTATGGATCGACCATATGAGTATGCAGTCTTTAGCAGACGCTGCCCGACATGGCCGACACAATTGTTTCAAATGAGAACGGAGAGGATAGTCAATATTCGAGATCAAAGTAGGATTTCGGTCGGCAAACGCCTTCATGACGTCTTTACAAAAATCTTTCACGTTGGAGAATGTCCATTTTTTCACGCTTACAGGCACGCTCCAGGAGCGGCCATTGCAGTGAAGGATGTCCTTTAACGATCTATAGAAGTTGTCACCAGGTGTTTCCGTGAAACGCGGACCCTTGTTACAGCTTTTGGACTGTGTACGTTGCATTTTGTAACGGGAGGGGGAGGGTCACT